AACGACAGTAGGAACTGCGGGCGCAGTTGTGTCAGCTTCAGCGGTAAACGTAACTGTTTGCTGCGCACCCACATACCCGCCGTCTGTAACCGCAGCCACGACAAATGTGTAGCTATCACCATCAACAAGCAGCCCCGTTTCAAACGTGCTGTCGTCTGTAGTGCTTTTGGCATAGATGCTTGTCTGGCTATTGTTTACATAGCCTACAAGGTAATGATTAACGTATGCGCTATCAGGCGCATCCCAAGCCAAACTTGCTGTGACTGTGTGCGTGCCATCAGACGTAATTTTTGTGTTTTGCGCGCTGACTGCAAGGTTGGATATTGTCAGCCCAGCGCGTGGATCAGGCAACGTGCTGTCATTACTTGTGATTTCAACTTCTTCTGCCGCCCAATTAAACGCTGCCGCAGATGTTTCACGCAGTGTAAGAGCAACACGCAGATCGCCTGCATCACCATCATTCTTAAACTTCCAGCCTGCAACCTCAAACTCTTTTGATGACCATCCATATCTATCAATCGTCAATGCTATGATGTCGCCGCATTCTACCTCAAACGCCTCTAACCCAAAGTCAGCCGTGAATGTCATTTGCTCACGGCCACGGAATAGCGTCATCTTCGCAAGTCGCTGCGCCATTGCTGAGGACGTAGTAAGCGGCAGCGTAAAATCTAGTGCGTTCTCTACATCGCTATCGTCGCTGATAAATGCTTCTGACCGTATTTGTGGATAGTCAGCCTGAATGTAGCGATTTTCAGCGTCGATGAACGTGCCTCGCACGATGTTGAAGTTATCACGGCGTGAAGGCTTGGTTTGTAGATTAATTTCGCTACGCAAGTCATCAAGTGTAAAGGTTTTGACGGGCGAAACATAATCGCCAACCTTCAAGTGCCACAATCCAGCGCCCCAGAATAATGCGCCAGCGCAAGCCGTCATCATATCACCTAAGATGTCAGATGGTGATCTGTCGAGGCTTATGGCACCATTAATCTCATAGCGATTTTCTGATAATGAACTGCCCCGTACCGCTGTACCACTTCCGCTACCCACACCAGTTGCGGTAAACGTAACGCCTACTGTATTTCCGCTTGCGCCAATAGCGGTGAAATCTGTCGTTCCAACCGTCTTAATTGTGTAAGCCTTGCCGACAATAAAAGATCCAGCATCAGTTGCCGCTAAGTTTACATCTTCATCGCAGGCATCAGCCGCAACATCAAACGATGCACTTGCTGCATCAGCAGTGTCGCCATCATTGTCTAGCCCATATGTAGAAGTGAGATAGTCACGAATACACAGCGCGGCATTCGCGCTGTATGTAGTTGACGAATCACGCGGATCGTAGACCTTTTTGCCCTCGATTTCTGCCGTAATCAGTGGGATGCCTTCAGCAAATACATTTTTGTCATACTCTAAACGCACATAAAGACAAGCAATGCCTTCACCCTTGAAGTCAGAGTAATATCCGCTTGGCGCAACACCGTCGACCGTCCAATCTGGCCCGTTGCCATTAAGCGCAGTTATATTGTTTACAAATTGCGACACGTTTTGAGTATTGGAACCTGTAAACTTGTAAATATATAGCTTCCTATTGCTATCGCTATCTGCCCAACGTGCATCCGTCACAAAGCCGCCGTTGCTAGTTTGAAGCGAAACTTCCTCTTCGTTTACATATATCTTGGTGATCGAATTAACTTCATGCCCAGCTAACGTGATAAATTGATGAAGGTACTTGTTCTGGGCTCCCGTAGCCTCAGCATAGGTAACGTATCCACCTTTGCGAATTTTACCATATACGATTTCTTGAGGCGCAGCAGCTTCACGCGCGTTGAATAGTAAACCGCGTTGGCTTGAAGGGATTTTTGGTGCTAGTGCCTTCAATGCCCATGAGGTAACAAGCGAAATCGCAACATAGCCAATTGCCGAGGCTACACTAATACCAAAAATACTCGTTCCTACAAGCGATCCAGCACCGACAGCATTAAGAATTGCAGTTCCTATTACTGACGCGCGAGGGGCGCGATCCCAGCTATTCCAATTTTTGACAGTAAGATCGCCCAGCTTATACTTGCTCATGCTTTAATCCACGCGCTTTTGATGAAGTCTATTTGTTGTGAAATTACACCTTTCTCACCCAGAAAGATAGCCTTTGTGCCGATAGCAATGCCTAGAGCATCACCGATGATCCACCGCCTTGCCCGATCAGTTGTTACCAAAGCGCCTTTCGGCGGGATGCGGTCTATGCGTTTCATTTTCCGATCTATTGCTTCATCAAGCGAATTAGCTTGAAACGCCTTGCGCAATTCATCACGCTTTAGGTACAGCCCATTCTTTGTGTACTTTCCGACCCAATCATCAGCCCAACCTTCGCCATACATTGCCCTATAAGCGTTATTGGTAAACATAAAGCAGTCATTTGTGTGCCACTGGAACGGCACATCACGCACCTTGCGTATGTAATCATTCAGCGCACCAAAATCAGGCTTCATTCCTACCCCAGACAATCTGCTTGTCTTGCAACTGCTGAACCCAACTAAAGTAATCATCAACTGCTGGATCACCAGAATTTCCATCGTCCAACCACTTGCGCTTACGCACTTGCTTTTGGCTTTCTTCTGTATAGCGACGAACATTAGGGCGCTCCAAAACAATCAGGCGGCTCTCTACGGTTAAACTAATCGCTGACGTTTCGCCGCTGTCTTGGATGGTCATTTGATCCATGTAACCACGGAATATTTCAACTGTATTGCTGCCAATGCCCCAGTGAATGGTAACTGTGCGGCCCTGATATTCTTCCGTCAGCGCGTAATTCAAGATCGTAGAACTAAGGCCGCTCAGCGTTAGCGTAGTGCCACGCGCAGATAGGTCTGAAACTTCTTCTAGCCCCTCAATAGTAAGCAAACTGCCTGAGCCAGTGTAAGTGTTGCCGCCTATTGCTTTATCACCGTAACCTGTCCAGAGACGAATGCTTGCTGTCTCAAACGCCAGATCAACCGCATAGAACGGCTCAATCTGATCTGCATCAAGTGCTGCAAGTAGTGCCGCTGGAACTGTCCTCATATTGCCTCAAACGCCCCAAAAGTTATGCCATAAATGCTGGCCTCATTGACTGACCAACTTTGCTGATTGCTTGCTAGTCTAAATGTACCTGACGCACTGGTCAAATCTGCTGTAGATGATGATGCTGCGGCGCGCAGTGCAGGCCATATTTCCAACGTTCCGCTGCCGCTTTGGTCTTGTAGCGCCTTATACAAACGTGTGCTTGTACCAGTGCCTAAAGAAAAGTAATCGCCAGCTTTTAGCGTTCCCGTCATAGTGACAGATACACTTCGATCACCAACTGACCCTGTGATCGTCGCTGAAGTCGCCGTGCCACGCGTTGTGGTGGCCGAAGGATCGTTTAGCAAGAATGTACCGAACTGACCGCGTAGGCTCATCAGAAAGGCAATCCATTGCTCTGCGTCTGCACGTTTCATTGGTGGCAAACTGATGTCAGCCTCCCATGCCTCGCCAGCGTAAGCGTGTGCTTGCCCCTTCAGCGTAAACGGTGAGCGACTATAAGCAACCGTGTTGATCGCCCGCAATTCGATTGATGCTATGCCCGTGTGCGTAGGCAGAGCCAAGGGATAACTAATAGCCATTACGCGAATGCCCTTCCATAATCACCGCCACGCCGTTTAGCGTCTACTACAGCGGCCTTAGCGCTGTCTGCTATCTGTGGCATTAGCTGCTTAATCTCAGCACGTACAGTTTGTTGTACGCCTGTGCTAACATTGATGACCTGATTGACAATCACGCCACCGCCGCCGCCAAGCTTGTTATTCGGCACGATTGAACCTGAGCGTGATGGCACAAACATTTCCGGCCCACGCTCTCCAACAACATAAGGCTTGCCTGACTGAACAGGCCCACCTATAGCCTTGAACGCAAACGGATTAGGCCCACCCATGAGGCCAATAGCACTAGAAATAAATCCCGTAATCTGCTTGACCACATAAATACGATAAAGCTCAGCTATGATATTGCTTGCCATTGATTTAAATGCGTTTTCGGCCGTCATGGTGCCATCTACCATAGACATCATAGCGCTTTCAAATGAACTACCCACCATCTCTGCTGCGTCCTTGATCCGCATAAGCTCTGGGCTTAGTTCAGTTTTGATGATCTTGGCGGTTTCCTTCGTTTTGGTATTCGCTTCATCTTGACCAGAGGTTAGCTCAGCGTAAGCGTCTTGCATTGCTTTTATTGCTTTTGCCCTTTCTGTTTCCGCAACCGTCACAGAAGCCTCCACGATAAATGCGTTTCTGGCGGCTTGTACTTCCGATTGCCTCGCCTTTAATCTAGCTGCATAGATTTGATTGGTTGCGGCCATTGCTTGGGCTAGACCCTGCTCGCTGCCCAATATGTCAACGTAATTTGCGGCAGTCTTATCTATGGCTCCATTTTTCTCAATGTAAAGCTGCTTTATCGCCTCTTCAGCCTGAATAAGCCCATATGTGCTGCCCAATATATCTCTGTATGCATCTGATGTCTTAGACGCCTCATCCTTGGTGGCGCTGACTTCCGACTTGATTACACCTAGCAACCCCTGCTGTCTGGCGAAAGTGTCTAATTGCTTTTCTAGCTCAGGAGTAAGCAATTTTTCAGCGTCAAGTTTACTAATTGCATTCTGTAAACTTTCAGCGGCCTCTTGCCTCGTTTTCCCTTGGATTCCAAGAATAATTCGCTCAGCCGTCACTCTGCCATCAATGGTAGATACTAAATGGTCATAAATCGTGTTTTGCGCTTTAGTAAGAGTTACATTATTCGCAAGATCAGTCTGAAGCCTTTTAAGCATATCAGACTGCGCTTGCATAAGGCTTTCCTCTGGAGCGATATCCTCTAAGATGGTTTGCAAAGCTTGGCTTCTTTGCTCTTCTGCAACCCTCCTTACTAATGCTAGTAAATCTGAATATTTTTGGATTACGGGATCAGCAATAGATGCCATATCCTTACCGATTCCATCAAAGTTTATACTATCTAACGTATCATAAGCCGCAGATAACTGAGTTACCGCAGTTTCCACATTATTCGTCGCACCGGCGGCCCTGTCTGCCGCCATCTTGAATGCAGAGAATACAGATATGGCCGCGCCAAGCACCGCACCGAATGGCCCAAATATCTGAAAGAATTGACCAGCCTTTT